AAGGAGTCGTCGGCAGCGTCAGATGTGTATAAGAGACAGAAAGGGGATTGACTGATGGATAGATGGGAATATTTCAATCCAAATCCTGTTAAGGATAAGAGAACAGGAGATTGCGTTGTCCGGGCAATATGTAAAGCAACTGGCTTCGACTGGGAAACAGTATTCGCCGGATTAATGATACAGGCATGTACTCTGTCAGATATGCCGAGCGCAAATTATGTCTGGGGAGCGTACCTCTATAAGCATGGATACAGGCGAAAACTGATTGAGCAGTCGGAGCGATATATTTATACAGTCAATGACTTTTGCGCAGATCATCCAACAGGCACATACATTCTCTGTATAGATGGTCATGTGGTGACAGTGCAGGATGGCAAATATTTCGATACATGGGATTCCGGAAATGAGATCCCGGTATATTACTGGGAAAAGGAGAATAAATGAGCATATCAGAATTTGTACAAATATTCCTCTCAATCTGCGGAGGGGTGTCTATTGTCGGAGGGGCGGCAGCCGTAATCTTTAAGTGGATTACACCGGCATTTCGACTCAATAAGCGAGTAGAGACACTGGAAGAACATGACAAACGAGATTACGAGAGTCTTCAGAGGATTGCAGAGCGTGATTCGTTGATTCTGGAAGTGCTATCGACCATGCTGGATAGTCAGATCAGTGGGAATAATGTAGAAGAATTAAAAAAAACAAAACAGAAGCTTACAAATTATCTTGCACAGAATCAACGTTAGCATTAGTAAGGGGTATGCTCATGAAGTTATATGTATTCACTAAGAAAGATATAGACAGGTTCTTGTTAGAGTGCAATTTTACACCGGATGAAGAAAGATTGTTCCGGTTGAGATGTAAGGAATACACTCTTGAATATTGCGCCGAACAGATGAACGTGAGTATATCCACGGCGAAACGATTAAGCCGGAGGGTGAATAATAAAATAATTAAAGTGTGTTAAGACGACAATAAGCCCCTGGGATTATCTCTCAGGGGCTTATTTTTATTCTGATTTTATTTGTTCTTCGTATTTTTTTATGAGCCATTCCGGGACCGGCTCATCTCCGTCATCGCCCCTGTATTTGATCGGGTCAATATTGTTTGTGAAACACCATTCCCAGCTGTTATAATCGTCGCCGTCTTTTGACACGATGTAAAATATATCGTATTCGCTGTCCACAAATGCCATTGTATCTGTTGCGTTCATCGTATATAACATGATATACATGTTTCTCCTGTATGCGTACGCCATTTCTAGCGGAGAATCTTCGCCACTCAGAAATCCCATGAACATTTCAACGTCGTATGAATCTTTCGACAATTTGTTATAATAATCGTAGACTTTTTCATCCCATCCGTCCGGGAAAAGTTTACGATTTTTTATTTCCTCATTATCTTCTTTGGCCATTTTATAAATGGTTTCAAGTTTTACTCTCTTAATCATTTTACACGCCTCCTATTTCACTTCGCAATCTTCTAAGACAGCTCGCTCTAACAGCTGTCTCACATAATCCGGGCATTTGCTCTTTCCGGATTCCCAGTTCTCGAGCGTTCTAATCGGTATGTTGTACCTCCTTGAGAATTCTGCTCGAGATACTTTTAGTCGTTCACGCATTTCCATGGTGGACATATTTTCTTTTTGCTTCAGATCATCTTCCATAGATCCTTTTATTTTGTAAGACATGAATCCTACCGCGGATGGGAAAATACGGGTGTAAGTGGTTTTATTTTCGTCAATCCATTTAATACTCACATATACTTTTGCACATAAATATGGCCATTCCGGACTTAATATAGTACCGTCCGCATATACACAAACATCACATTCTTCAGCGATAGAATTATCATATATGATACGACCGACTTCTTCTTTAAAGAATTTCGCACGGCAATAGGCCACGATATCGTCTAACTGGTATCCGTCGCATTCAGGTATAAAACTTTTGATCTGTTTTCGCTTGATCTCCCATAGATTCGTGCTATAATCTTTATCCATTTTAACGAGGCTGTCGACAAACCCACCGACAGGAGAGGGATTTAAGATTTTGTAAGCTACATCAAGTTCGGCTTCAGATTTTCCGCAGCCTTTCTTGAAATCATGCATTAATTCATCCATCATGGATTCAAATTCAGATTGATTATATTTATACATACATTTCGTCCCCCTTTCTATCAATGTTCTTTGACATATTTATGTATACGCTCATATAAATTCATTTCATTTCGGTTCGCCATTAATTCGCTTAAATCGTTTGAATCATAATTTGTAGAATATACGGCATAACTGCGATTTTCGATAAACCATGAAGCTTCTTTGATGTTGCTAAGAATCTCCATATCTTTAGCTCTTTTTTCTGCGCGAGCAGGTCTGTCTTCAGCTTCGTATTTTCTAACGAGAGCAGATAAATACGAAATCATGTTTTTTCTTATATCTTCAGCCCATGCAATCTGTTTTGGGCTTCCGACGAGTTCAACTAATTTTTGTTCCATTGTTTTCGCTTCCTCCCATGCTTTCTTAAGACCGGAGGAAATTGTTATTGCAGATTTTTTAACCAGTTCCCATGCTCTTTTCATGATTTTTGATAAGTTGTATTTCTTCATTTCTGTTTCCTCCGTTCCTTTGATGATTATATAATACCACCAATTTGGTGGTATGTCAATACTTTTTCGATACTTTTTTGAACTTTTTAGATTGATACATCTATGTAAAAATATAATCAGAAAGGTGGTGCATAAGATGGCATTATATAACAATCCTTATCAATATAGTTTTGGTGTTCCGGGACAGATGAACCAATTTCAGCAACAGCCTGTCCAGATGCCGGCTCAACCAGTACAGCAACCCCAGCAGAATAACAATGGAATCCTGTGGGTATCTGGCGAAGTAGGTGCAAAATCCTATCTGGTAGCACCCGGAACAAGTGTTTTGCTGATGGATTCAGAAAGCGAAAAGTTCTATATAAAATCCACAGACGTTTCCGGTATGCCACAGCCATTACGGACGTTTGAGTATCACGAAATAGGCACTCAGATGCCACCTAAACAGCCTGCTCAGAACATGGACAGTAAATACGTCACACGACAGGAATACGACGATTTAAAAGGCAAATACGAAGCTATCATAAACCGATTAAATTCTTTTTCTGAACCTGTTAGGGCTAATACCACACAGGAATCAGCAGTCAAGGGAGGAAACGCAGATGAGTAATCCATTATTTAATGCGCTTGGTGGTGGAATGCCGCAGGGAAACGGGCCAATGCAGATGATACAGCAGTTTATGCAGTTTAAACAGAATTTTAAGGGAGACCCGAAAGCAGAAGTTGAAAAAATGTTACAGTCTGGGAAAATTTCTCAGCAACAGCTTGATCAGGTTCAGCAGATGGCAGGACAGTTTCAAAATCTGCTGAAGAATATGAAATAGTACATTACAATCTGGCCAGATTGATGTAAATACACAAAAAAGGAGATTATATTATGGATGGAAATTATAGCTTAGCAGATATCGCCGCCGCTACTGGAAACGGTAGAAATAATGACGGCATGTTTGGCGGAGATGGTAGCTGGTGGATTATTGTTTTATTCATTTTTGCTTTCTTCGGATGGGGAAACAACGGATGGGGCAATAATGGCAACGGCGGCGGATATGCAGCCACAGCAGCTACCCAGGCAGACATTCAGAGAGGATTCGATAACTCCGCAGTAATCAGCAAACTTGACGGAATCAACAACGGTCTCTGCGATGGATTCTACGCAGTGAACAACGGTATGCTTACTGGATTTAACGGAATCAACACGAATATCATGCAGACCGGATTTGGAATCCAGCAGGCAATCAATGCTGATACTGTAGCGAATATGCAGAACACCAACGCACTCCAGGCGCAGCTTGCGAACTGCTGTTGCGAAACCAGAGAAGCAATTCAGGGCGTAAACTACAATATGGCGCAGAACACCTGTGCATTGCAGAACACCATGAATAGCAACACAAGAGACATTATCGACAGCCAGAACGCCGGAACAAGAGCCATTCTCGATTATCTTTGCAATGAAAAGATTTCTAACCTGCAGGCTGAAAACAATGACCTCAGACGTGCCGCTTCTCAGGATCGCCAGAGTGCGCTTCTCACAACTGCAATGGCTTCACAGACACAGCAGCTCATTAATGCAATCAATCCAGCACCGATTCCGGCATATCAGGTTCCTAATCCGAACACATATTACGGATGTGGATGCGGATGCAACACCGGATGCAATTGCTGATAACTTCATATCGAGAGTATCTTTCGATTGATTCGAATGTCGGCTTATGCCGTATTACACAGAGGGGCAGGCTGAGACCTGTCCTTTTGTGATATGAAAGGGGTAAAAATTATGGCAGAATTTACAAGTGTAGCTGCTCAGACTGTAGCAGCAAATGGAAACGTAGTATTTTCAAATACAGCAGTTAAGGGTTCTAACTGCATTCAGCACAGAGAGGGAAGCGGAATCATCACTCTAAGAGGACTGACTAACCAGTGTAAAGCGAGATTCTTCGTGGATTTTTCTGGTAATATCGCAATTCCAACAGGCGGTACTGTCGGAGCTATTTCTCTGGCAATTGCAATCTCTGGTGAGCCGGTTCTTTCTTCCCAGATGATTTCCACACCGGCAGCAGTAAATCAGTACAATAATGTGTCCTCTGGCATCTATATTGATGTGCCTCGCGGATGCTGCGTTAATATCGCGGTAGAAAACACAAGCGATCAGGCTATTTCTGTTGCGAACGCGAACATTGTTGTGACCAGAGAAGCGTAGGAGGTGTGATTATGAGAGATATTAAAGACTTATGTGCAAGAATCGAAGACGAGCTGTCCAAAATTGCTGATAATGGGCTGACCACTGGGAACTTGGAAATGACATACAAACTGATTGATATGTACAAAGATATCAAGAATACGCAGTACTGGGATAAGAAAGTAGAGTACTACAACACTGTCCTTGATGAGATGCGTGGCGGATACAATGACGATTACAGTGAACGTGGAAGAAAGCGTGACAGCATGGGGAGATACAGCTCAAATGATGGCAGAATGATGCCGGATTACGACAGGGGTAATTCTTATGCCAGAAGGGGTGAGCATTATGTTAGAGGACATTACAGCCGCTCTGATGGGCGAGATGCTTATGACGATTACATGACGCAGAAACAGAGCTATCGTTCCGGCAAGTCTGAAGACTGCAAAAGAAAGATGCTCGCCGCATTGGAAGAACATCTGGACGAACTTACAACAGAAATGAGTGATATGTCCAAGGATGCAGAGTGCCGGGAAGAACGTGATCTTGTCAAGAGATACGTAGAAAAACTCCGTGATATGCTCTAAAAACACAAAAGTGGTAGAGAGGTAGTTAAAAGAAATCTGTTATAATGTAATTGTGCAGCAGGAAGCACAAGTAAAACGGTTGTTTTTGACATTTTCGTTTTAATCCTCCTTTCTTTAATTTAGTAGCTGGTACGCACGCTTTAACGGAAAGTTGAACAGGTTCGAATCCTGTCGTGCGTATTTGCCATCTGGCACGCAAGATGGCTCACCTCCTTGATTAAGGTTTTTGTTATTCATACTTTTCTTTTAAAAAAGAAATAAATATCCGAAACAACTCGTGGCAGGCATGACACGTTAAACACCTTGCTAACCCGGGAATCCGGGTTATGTGGAATGTACGCTAGTGGAAAACTGACAGAGTCGCACTCTGGTCTCCGGTTCGATTCCGGGCGCTCCGCTTTAATCCGCTTAGAGTTAAGCTGTTTGTATACAGGTGGTCTATGTCTCAGGTGGATTTACGCTATAGCGAAAGAAGTGAAATTCACCCCAGTTTCTTTTTAGAGGGTTGGCCGTTATAGGCGGCATGGAATGTAGCTCAGTGGTAGATCGCACTGTAAATGTGAGGTCGCAGGTTCGATTCCTGCCTTTCCGATTACCTTGCCAGTGGTCTAACTGGCTTAATCCATTTACCTGCGGCGGCAGGTCAATAAACACGACCAGGAGGATGTTATGCAGAAACTTATTGACACTTTAAAATCATTTGGAATTGAAATCCCGGAGGATAAACAGGCAGATGTAAAGAAAGCACTCTCTGAGAATTACAAGAATGCAAAGGAAGTTGCAAAAACTCTGTCAAAAGTCGAGGGAGAACGTGATGACTGGAAAGTACGTGCTGAGACAGCAGAAGAAACCTTAAAAAGTTTTGACGGTATCGACCCGGCAAATATTAAAAGCGAGTTAGAGACTTGGAAACAGAAAGCGGCAGATGCAGAGAAAGAATTCAATGCAAAAATCTACGACCGTGATTTCTCGGATGCTCTGAAAGCGGCACTCGATGACGTTAAGTTTTCCAGCGAAGCGGCAAAGAAATCAGTCATGGCAGACATCAAAGAAGCAGGATTAAAGCTGAAAGACGGCAAAATTCTCGGATTAAATGATCTGATTGAGCAGATGAAACAGTCTGATGCATCCGCTTTTGTGGACGAATCTCAGCAGCAGGCTCAGCAGAACCAGGCAAGATTTACCACTCACGTTGGACAGCAGCAGACACCGGGAAGTATGACCAAAAAAGATATCGAAGCGATCAAAGACCCGTCCGAGAGACAGGCTGCAATTGCTCAGAATATCCAGTTATTCCAGTGATTTTTACACCGACTATACACCAGAGTATAGCCGCTAACCCAATACCTTAACAATTATGGGTAGAAAGGATTTTTTATGCCAGCAAAAACAAATCTTATTATGACTAATGATATCCAGGTAACGGCACGTGAGATTGATTTTGTTACCAGATTCGAAAGAAACTGGGAACACTTGCGTGAGATTCTGGGTATCATGAGACCTATCAAAAAGCAGCCGGGTGCTGTACTCAAGTCCAAATACGCAGAGGGTACTTTACAGCGTGGAAATGTTGGTGAGGGTGAGGAAATCCCTTACAGCAAGTTTACCGTAAAAGAAAAGACCTATGCGGAAATGACTATCGAGAAGTACGCAAAGGCTGTATCTATCGAAGCGATTAAGGATCACGGTTACGAGAACGCTGTTCAGATGACCGATGATGAATTCCTTTTCCAGCTTCAGACTGATGTTACCGGCAGATTCTATGACTATCTGAAAACCGGTACACTTACTTCCACAGAAACCACATTCCAGATGGCTCTGGCAATGGCCAAGGGTCGTGTTGAGAACAAATTTAAGCAAATGCACAGAAACGTGACTGGCGTTGTTGGATTTGTCAACATTCTGGACGTATATGAATACCTTGGAGCAGCTGAGATTACTATTCAGAGTCAGTTCGGATTTCAGTACATGAAAGATTTTATGGGATTCAATACCATTTTTCTGTTATCTGACAGCGAGATTCCAAGAGGACAGGTTATTGCTACCCCTGTCGAGAACATTGTACTTTACTATGTTGACCCGAACGAATCTGACTTCGCAAGAGCAGGCCTTGTATATACCGTTTCTGGCGAGACAAACCTGATCGGATTCCATACACAGGGCAACTACCACACAGCAGTGTCCGAAGCGTTCGCTGTTATGGGACTTACTCTTTTTGCGGAGTACATTGATGCAATCGCAGTAATCACCATTGATGAGACACCAACACTTGGCACTCTGACAGTGAATTCCGTGGCTGGAGCAGCAACCGGTAATACAAAAATCACTGTAAATCCAGCTAAAGAAAACGTTAACAATGTATACAAATACAAAGTTGGTGCGTCTGAAACAGCTGTGACTTATGGACAGAATCTTAGAAACTGGACTACATGGGACGGAAAGGCTGATATTAAGGCAACAACCGGGCAGAAGATTACAGTGGTTGAGTGTGACGGAACATACAAGGCACTGAATGCCGGAAGTGCAAGCGTAACAGCGAAATTATAAACGTAGGGGGGTGACTGGCATGGCTTATGCAGATTATAAATTCTATACAGAATCATTCGGCAATGTCGTACCAGAAACCGACTTTCCACGACTGGCAGAAAAAGCTAGTGATTTTATAGACGCGATGACGTTTGACAGGTTGGTGGATGGACTGCCAATAAATGAACGTTCGCAGAAGCGTATCAAAAAGGCGGTCTGTTCACTGGCTGAATTAATGTATCAGATTGAGCTTGCTGAAAAGAATGCAATCAATCAGGCATCAGCAAATGTTCCCGACATAAATGTCGGGAACAAATCAACAGGCGTTGTAACATCTGTAAGTTCTGGCAGCGAATCCATCTCTTACGCAACACCACAGCAGATTGGAGCGAGCGCAAAGGAATGGAGCGCGGTGTATACCGCTGCCGGAGATACGCAGAAAACGAATGACTTACTCTTAAAGACAGCTTTACCGTTTCTGATGGGAGTAAGGACGGATGATGGAATACCAATTTTATATGCGGGGGTGTGAGTATGAAATATGCGCGAATAAAACCGATTATAGTTGAAGCTATTCAATGTTTTACCACTCCAGAGAGTATAGCTCAAATTGAAAAGTTTGTTGGCAATTCGGTAAAAATTAATAACAATCTTAATCCACCTCACATTGAGATTTCTACATATCCTGCTCCATTTAGAGATGGCGAAATGGTTGATTCAGTACTCATAGAGCCCGGAGACTACGTCTTGCGTGATGAAGAAGGATATTTCGATACAATGGTAAAGGATGAATTTGAAGAAGAATTTAAGGAGGTATCTGAATAATGGACATTTCAACACTTGGCTCATGTATCGCAATCGTTATGATTTGCTACATCGTAGGAATGGGCTGTAAAGCATCAAAAAGAATCTCTGATGAATGGATTCCGGTAATCATGGCGGTTATTGGTGGCATTCTCGGAGCTGTCGGGATGGGAGTTATCCCGGACTTCCCGGCAACGGATTATATCACAGCGGTTGCAGTCGGTATGTTTAACGGATTGTCGGCTACTGGTGTGAATCAGGTTATTAAGCAGACAGTGCAGAAAGAATAATTAAGGAGAGGGTATCATGTATAGCAAAACTGTGACGATTTTTGATTATTATGAATCAGCCACGACAGGAGATGCATACTGGTATCCTCATGTTTTATCCGGTGTTGACCTCATTACGGACAAGGGGGCAATTCTTAAAAAGTACGGACCAGACGCAACTGACAACGCACAGTTACACATTCGTTATACTGTTCAGAATGGCGATATAACCATTACTGACAAGAATGGTAAGATTCTCCCATGGGTGCCAGTTAAAGAGTGGAAAAGGCAGATTAACAACGCTCTGGAAGACACTATTACATTCTCAGATGAATCATTCTTCTGGGAGGGTGAGTGGACTGGTGGAACGGTATCTGATGGTGATTATCGGAATGGATTCTACCAGTACATGAATGAGAACAAGGACAACGTGTTTAAGATTACCAGTGTAGGCGGTCCGTATACGCTGATTCCACATTTTGAGATTCTGGGTAAGTAATATGAGTAAGATTCATCATTTCAAAGGATTCTCCATAGTCGATGGAGATATGAAAATCAAGCTGAATATGGACAGGTTTTCCAGACAGTATCAAGAAGCCCAGTATCTCCTTGACGGAATGGTTATGGACAGCATGGTTCCATTTATGCCAATGATTACCGGAAATTTTATCAATCGGACAAGAGTTGAGAGTACATCTTTGCAAGGAACTGGGAAAGTATGCGCGGCGGCGGCTCCTTATGGGCGTTTTCTGTACGAGGGGAAAGGAATGGTTGATGAAGCAACTGGAAGTCCCTACGCAAGACGTGGAGCAAAGAAAGTTCTTGTTAGTCAGTTTTCTGGTCAGACAGCCGCAAAGGAAAATCTTGAATACACCAAACAAATTCACCCACAGGCACAAGCAAAGTGGTTCGATGCCGCTAAACGACAATACGGCGACACATGGATTCGTAAAGTAAAAGCACAGGCAGGAGGTGGCAGACATGGCGGATAAACCTATCGGAAAAGATGCAACTGGATATGAGATTCTGACAGATGCCATGAAAGCACTTCTAAACCAGTATCCAGGGTTATACGAAAATGAAACAATCAAATTTGAGGAACTCGGCAAGGAATCAGGAATTGCATTCTCGGCAGACAACGGGGCGTTGGTCTATTCAGAAAAAGAAGATGTTTGCGGAATAATGCACCAAATTTGTCAGTACCCATTTTATGTAGTGTACCGAACAGCATCCGACAAAGAACGGCAGAAGTTATCTGTTCAGAAGTTTCTGGACAATCTCGGTAAATGGATATGTCGAGAACCAGTTATTATAAATGGCTCTGAGACACGCTTAAATGCTTTTCCAGAGCTTTCGCAAGGAAGAGTAATAAAACGTATTACTCGTGATAATTCCTACGGATTAGAGCCGCAGGAGAACGGTGTACAGGACTGGTTATTGCCATTATCGGTACGCTACGAAAACACTTATGAAGTAATATAACGTAACAACCGGCTATCAATTGGAGATAGCCGCTAACCTACACAGCCTTTTAAAAGTTATAGGCAGAAAGGATATTTCTATGGCAGTTACAGGCAAAATTGACCGTAAATATATGGCTCATTATATTGATGCAGGTTCCCTCTGTGGAGGGCTGACACCGAAATATGAGCGTCTTGGCAAGGATCTGGAAGAGTACAATGTAGAACTCAATCCGGACACTGAAACCTCTAAAAACATTCTCGGAGAATCCACGTTCAAACATAACGGCTACGAAGTTTCTTCTGATGCTGATCCGTTCTATGCAGACACTACTTCTGACCTGTTCACAGCGTTACAGAAGATTGTAGATGGACGTCTCAAAGACGACAACCTCAAGACAAAAGCAGTTGAGGTCCATCTCTGGACAGAAGCTACAGCAGGCAAGTATGAAGCATATCAGCAGGACTGCTACGTTGTACCGACCTCCTATGGTGGTGATACATCCGGCTATCAGATTCCGTTTACCGTGAACTACGTTGGAGAACGTGTCAAAGGAAAATTTGATATCAGTTCTGGTACATTTACAGCTGACAGCGAATAATTTTAGGAGGGTATAGAAAATGGCAAAAACAATTAACACAAACATTGATGATGGATTTCTTCTTTTTACATTCACAAACAAACAGGGCGAAGTATTCTCTTCATTTAAACTAAACCCTACTGACATCAACATTGCAGCAAGAGCGGAAGAATTGGAAACTTTCTTTGAACAGGCTCAGGAATCTGTTAAAAATGTTTCTTCTAGTAAAGAGATGGCGGAGATCAATAAACAGATTGAGGACAAAATCAATTATATGCTCGGATACGAAGCATCTAAGGATTTATTCAAAGAACCAATTACCGCAACAACTGTTTTTGGAAATGGTCAGGTGTTCGCCTATATCGTTCTGGACAAAATCAACGAAGCACTTACTCCGGAAATTGAAAAGAGAAAGAAAAAAATGCAGGAAGTGGTCAATAGGTACACGGAGAAGTATGCAAAATGACCGCCTATGAACTTCCCACCTCACTAAAAATCGGTGAGGTGGATTTTTCTATCAGGACAGATTTTCGGGCGATTATTGATATTCTGGTCGCTATGAATGACCCGGAACTGGACGAACAAGCGAAAGCAGTTGTTATGTTGCAGATTCTGTTTGAGGACTGGCAAAGTATACCCCCGGAACATCTTACGGAAGCTTGTCAGAAAGCTTGCGAGTTTATTGATTGTGGCCAATTCGATGATAGCCCGAACAAGCCCAAACCTCGTTTGATGGACTGGGAGCAGGACGGAGATATGATTGTTCCGGCTGTAAACAAGGCTGCTGGTAAAGAAATCAGAGCAGTGCCTTATATGCACTGGTGGACATTCTTTGGATATTTCATGGAGTCTGGAGAGTGCCTGTTCAACACGGTTGTTGGAATTCGTTCAAAAAAAACAAAGGGCGAAAAACTCGATAAATGGGAAAAGAAATTCTATCAGGAAAACAAGAATATTATTGACATAAAAACACGTCTCAGCGACGAGGAGCAAGCTTATAAAGATAAGCTGAATGAGATGTTGAACCTCAAATAGTTAGGAGGTGGACACATGGCTGCTGATGGCTCAGTCATTATTGATACCAGAATGGACACATCAGGCGTGCAAAACGGCGTATCAGCAATCAGGCAGTCTTTTAACGGACTTGGCAGCGTAGTAAAAAAAATAGGCGTACTGATTGGCGGAGCATTTGCGATTGGAAAACTGACGCAGTTCGGTAAGGAATGCGTAGAACTCGGCTCTAACCTTGCCGAAGTGCAGAACGTGGTCGATGTTACATTCACAACCATGTCGGACAAGGTAAACGAATTTGCAAAGAATGCTATGACCTCTGCCGGACTGTCAGAAACCATGGCAAAACAGTATGTCGGAACGTTCGGAGCAATGTCTAAGTCGTTCGGTTTCTCCGAAGCACAGGCTTACGACATGTCAACAGCTCTGACACAGCTGACTGGTGACGTAGCATCATTTTACAACATCAGTCAGGACTTAGCCTATATCAAACTGAAATCAGTGTTTACAGGTGAAACGGAAACACTCAAGGACCTCGGTGTGGTAATGACCCAGTCGGCGCTTGACCAGTTCGCGCTGGCAAATGGCTATGGTAAAACCACATCCGCCATGACTGAACAGGAGAAAGTGGCTCTACGCTTGGCTTTTGTACAGAAACAGTTGTCTGCCGCATCTGGTGACTTTATCCGAACATCTGGCAGCTGGGCAAACCAGGTACGAGTGATGCAGTTACAGCTGCAATCTCTCAAGGCAACAGTTGGACAGGGATTAATCAATCTCTTCACTCCTGTCCTGAAAGTTATTAACACTCTTCTTGGAAAATTGGCAACATTGGCAAACGCATTTAAGTCATTTACGGAGTTAATCACTGGTAAGAAATCTTCTGGCCAGACAGGTGCAAGTGGCGCAGGTCTTGTCGGAACAGACCCGATGGCTGATACGGCAGACCAATATGGAGATGCCGCCGACAACGCCGAGAAACTGGCAGATGCGACAAATGATACAGCAGATGCAACTAAGAAAGCTACTAAGGCGGCAAAAGGATATCTTAGCCCTCTTGACGAAATAAATAATTACTCAACTGATAAAAGTGTGGATTCGTCATCAAAAGTACCGGGTGCACCGGGCGCAACCGGCGGACTTGCGGACAAAATGAAAGATGCTGTGCAAAACGTTGATTATGGAAAAGTAGCAGAGGGTGAGACAGTTCTTGATAAGATGTCAAAGCCGTTAGAGAAGATAATCGACAGGTTTAAACAGCTGGCTAAGTTAATCGCAAAAGGATTCTGGGATGGGTTAGGAGACTACGAGCCGATTTTTGAAGGAATAAAAAAGGACCTTGATTCTATATGGAAATCCTTAAAGGATATCTTCACTGACCCAAAAGTTACCAAAGCAGCAAATAATTTTTTAGATTCATTTGCATATGCAATTGGGCAAGTTGCTGGCTCATTTGCCAGAATCGGATTGACAATTGCGCAAAACATTATAGGCGGAATCGAAAAGTTTTTAAAGCGAAACACGCAAAGAATAAAGAACTATCTGATAGATATGTTCAATATCGGCTCTGAAATTTCGCAAATCGCAGGGAATCTTGCAGTCGCCTTCGCGGATGTTTTCTCAGTTTTTGGTGGAGAAACCGCACAGCAGATTACTGCGGATTTAATCGGAATCTTTGCTGAAATCGGAATGGTTCTTACAGAAACGGCTGCAAAACTTGGCAGAGATATCCTTAACATGATTGCGCAGCCTTTTATCGACAACAAGGACATTTTAAAGTCCGCAATCGAGGGTAGCCTCGGAGTAATAGAAACTGTAACAAGTGGGGTCTTAACAGTTGTTCAAAACCTTAGTGACGCAATATCGAGGTTATACGATGAACACGTAAAGCCGTTCTTTGATTCTATAGCGAATGGATTATCAAGCATATTTGAGACTCTGATAACTGGATACAACACCTATGTTCTTCCAGTTTTGCAAGGACTGGCAGAACAGTTCAAAGGGCTATTAGAGGGACCATTAGGGGATGCGATTTTAAAGATAGAAACATTCCTCGGAAAACTCATTGATTCTCTGAAACTTCTGTGGGAGTCGGTATTAGTGCCTTTGATTAACTGGATAATCGCGAATTTGCTTCCGGTCGTGGCAGAAATAATTAACGTTGTAGGCACCGTAGCAATAAAAGTTATGAAATCATTAATTAAAATAATTGGTGATGTAGCAGATACACTGAGCGGAATCATTGATTTTCTTGTCGGCGTTTTCACAGGAGACTGGGAACTGGCTTGGCAGGGAATAAAAGAGATTGCGGATGGAGCATGGAGTTTTATCAAAGATGTTGTGTCAGGTGCGTGGGAGATAATTAAAACCGTAACAAAAGGTGCGTTGAGTATAATAAAGAGCATCATCAGTACTGCTTGGAATGCGATTAAAGCATTGACTTCAACAATCTGGAACGCAATCAAAAAGACACTTTCTGGCCTTTGGAGCTCTCTTAAATCCACAGCCAGCACAGTATTTAATGCAATTAAAACAAAAGTTGCGAGCGTATGGGATAGCGTAAAGAATAAAACATCCCAAGTATGGGAAAATGTAACTACATTTGTTTCTAATAAAGTAGAAGCGATAAAAAATGCTATCATCAATAAGTTTAATGCCGCCAGAGATGCAGTCAGATCTGCGTTTGAAGGCATTGTGGATTTTATTAAAGCTCCGATCAATCAAGCAATCAGCATTGTTAATAATGCAGTTGGGATGATTAATAACGCAATTGGTGGAATTGAATCTGCATTTTCCTTTGGGCCTTGGACTGTTCCAACACCGTTTGGTTCAAAGACTATTGGATTTCATGCAACATTTCCACGTATCGGAACTATCCCATATCTGGCCAGTGGTGCAGTTATTCCACCAAGGTCAGAATTCCTTGCGGTATTAGGTGACCAGAAGAAAGGCAATAACCTGGAAGCGCCGGAAAGTCTGTTACGTCAGATCGTCCGGGAAGAATCAGGAAAAGGACAGGGAGACGGAAATACCTACAATGTTACAGTTAATGCATCTGGCAGAAAGCTATTAGACATTATTATTGATGAAGCAGAGCTTAGGAGACGCAGAAATGGCGGTCAAAATCCATTCTTGTTAGGAGGTGTGTAAATGTCGCAAGAACAGTTTAAGATTGATGGGGTCATTATAAAGGCCCCCGACACATACAAACCGGTGTTCGCAACTACATCAACAGAAAGCTCTAAGAGAAGTCAGGATCTTGTTATGCATAACACGCCAATAGGGACTATCGCCGGATATGACATGGAATGGGGAGAACTTAAATGGGGAGAGATTGCGAACATTCTGAATTTAATGATTAATAAAAGTCAGTTCACTTTTCATCACAAAGACCCTCGGACACCCGGCAAATGGATTGACAAAACATTCTATGCATCTAATTTCAACATGGCAGCGCAAACGCTCAAAGACAATGAGGAACGATGGACAGGATTAACTATTAATGTAAGGAGTGTTCGACCGGTATGATTAATGTTACAAATCAGTTAAAAACAGAATCTCTCTTAAATAGTAACTATTATGTTACGGCGAATGCGGTACTGCGTGATGAGACAACTTTAAGCCTGGAAAAAGAAGATTTTTACCTTGACGGAAACGGAATTGTGGATTCTTCTGATTCCGGGGACTTCCCGATAGGTGTAGCTATTGAAAAAACAGCAACATTGGCACTGGTTAATGATGATGATAGGTTCTCTGACTACAACTTTGCCGGGGCGCAGTTTACCCTATTTTTAAATTTGCAACTGTCTGATAGATTAGAAACCATTCGCCGTGGCACATTTATTGTGTCGAAAAAGCCCGCCACGTCCGATGAGATTAACCTTACTTTGTTGGACTATATGAGTAAGGCGGAGGCGGACTACAAAACGAATCTTGTCTTCCCATGCTCTGCAGGAGAGGTTTTAGAAGATGCCTGTCAGCAGACCGGGATTGTGTTAGGCGACGCAACATTTAAAAACGCAGACTATCAGGTACAGAAGAAGCCGGAAAACACCACTTTTAGAGCAGTAATCGGTATGGTTGCAGCTCTGGCAGGCGGCAACGCTCGCATTGATGAGAATGATAATTTGCGAATCATCACTTTTGGTGATGGTGCAGACACTATTACATTAGAAGCAGTTCTATGGTATGACATTAATGAAAACACTATCCTTGATGTTAGAAGTAACGAGATCGAGACAGTTCTTGAACGAAAAGGATTTAATCCAAATGCTATCAGGAACCTTACCTATGATGTTGACGACGTGGTTGTTACTGGGGTCAAGTATACAGATAATGAGACGGAATATAAGTACGGTACAGACGGGTATGTCATCACGATCGACAACAAGCTTCTGAGTGGCAATGAACAGACGGGCATTGACCTGATTGGAAAAGAACTTGTCGGTATGAGATTAAGACCGTTCTCTTGCGACAGCACAGCGATTGGATATGCCACATTTGGAGATAGGGTCACATTTTCCGACATTAAAGGCAATATTTACTATTCATATCTGACAGATGTGGACTTTGCTTTTTCTGGAAGTACAAGTCTTTCTTGCAATGCAAAAAGCATGGAGGACATCAATGCTGACTATCCAGATAGTATGCAGGTCGAGGTCGACAACATAAAGAAAGATTCTGAGAAAAAGATTACTGCCTATGATGCAAAGCTAAAGCAGATGAACGAACTAGCAGCCAACACCCTTGGGTTTTACTATACAGAAGAAGCTCAGACAGACGGTTCCACGATTTCATATAGGCATGACAAACCCACACTTGCTGATTCTAAGGTGATATATAAGACGGGTGCTGATGGATTCTTCTTATCAGTAGACGGAGGTCAGACTTGGAAAGCTGGATTTGACAGTAACGGCGATGCAGTGCTGAACATTCTGTATGCCATCGGTATACAGTCGGATTGGATCAACACAAGAGGATTCACGGCAAAAGACAATGACGGGAACATTACGTTCCGTATTGACGCAGAGACAGGGGCCGTCAATCTTAATGCCACAGAGCTTACGATTAAAGGAAAAACGCCTGAGAACGTGGCAAATGCCGAGGTTGAGAAATTTATTACAGAGGTGTATTCTCCACAGATTAAGGTTCTTCAGGAGCAGATTGACGGGCAGATAGAAGCATTCTTTGGAGACTATGTTCCTGATGGTAACAATGAACCGGCATCCACTTGGACAGATGATATAACTAAAAAGAAACACTTAGGTGACCTGTTTTACATCGTAAACAACGAAGAATATGGTGGACAGGCTTACAGATATGCAAAGATTAATGGCGAATACAAGTGGGACTATGTAAAAGACACTGCGGTGACCAAAGCTCTGGCTGATGCGGCGCAGGCACAAAACACAGCAAACGCAAAGAAGAGAATATTCGGAGCAGAGCCGGTGCCACCTTACGATATTGACGATTTATGGGTTCAGGGCGGGGCCGGTGATATTCTTAAATGTCAAAAGGCTAAGGCAGAAGGCGCAAGCTATGACGCTAATGACTGGGTAAGAGCATCTAAATATACAGATGATTCTGCAATCACAGCATTTATCAAAGGCGTTTTTGCTGATACAATCGAAAGTCTTCAAGAGCAGCTTGATGGTAAGATTCAGACCTGGAGTCAGGATACAGACCCGGCGCTTGAATGGACAGAAACAGAAGAGATTCCGTGGGCAGATGCTGGCGGTAATTCTATTCTGGATGTAGACGGAAATGAGATTTTAGTTGTCTGGGAAAAAGGCAAATATATCCACAAAGGAGACTTGTGGCAGAACACCTCGGGTGGCAACACGCGCTGGCGGTGGGATGGCAGTGAATGGGTCGAGCAGAAAGCACCGGATTATCTGTTTGATAAGATTGATGGGAAAGCAGCAGTCTATTTCGAACAGCCAAAACCACCGTACAACATGGGAGATTTCTGGGTTACATCAAAGGCAGATGGCGAAGCATCTATCAAAACAGCAGTCAGAAGCCGAGCGGACGGTGCATTCACTGACACTGACTGGATTGATTTCAAATATGTGGACAAAACTGACATTGATAATGCGGTTAAGGAGTATGATACAAGCCTTGGTCAGGATGAGGTATTTAATAAGCTGACAAACGGTGGTGAAGACCAGGGGATTTATATACAGGACAAGAAACTGTATATCAATGCAAATTACATCCTTGCAGGACTTTTAGCGGGCAAATTTATCAATGCCAAAGGCATAAAGGTTATTGATAAGGACAACCAAACAACCTTATACATTGATGATAACGGGAAAGTTCGTATTCTTGCCACCGAATTTTCTTTGCAGGGCAAGAGCGTATCTGATATTGCCACGGATGCGGCTACGGAAGAAGTGAAGAAATATAAGACTCTAAATGTAACATTATCGAATGAGTATCAGGGTATTCCAACGGATGCGGAAGGCAATTACACAGCATTCCCTGAGTGTAAAACGACGGTGACGGCGTTGTATGGCGATGATAATGTTACAAGCAGCGCAACTATAACGTTTACTGCCGGAAGCGGGGTTACGGGTTCAGGATCAGGAGCAACATATACAGTAACGGCACTCTCATCTGATACAGGAATTATTACCGTGTCAGTTTCTTATAATAACCTCTCTGTTGAGAAGCAGTTTACAATTGCAAAACAGAAACAGGGTATTCAGGGATTACAGGGTATTCAGGGAATAAATGGAAAAGACGGAATAAGTGGAAAAGACGGTCAGGACGGAAAGACATCTTATTTTCATATCAAATATAGTTCTGTTGCGAACCCGACTTCTTCCAGTCAGATGAGTGAAACGCCAAGTACCTATATTGGCACTTATGTGGACTATACAGAAGCGGATAGCGACGACCCTGGCAAATACACATGGAGTCGATTTGAAGGCAAGGACGGGGCGCAAGGAATCCCTGGAACAAATGGAGATAACGGGCAAACATCTTATCTCCATATTGCTTATGCGACCAGTTCTGACGGAAAAACAGGTTTCTCAGTGTCTGATAGCGCAGGCAAGACTTACATCGGGCAGTATACCGATTTTAAAGAGAATGATTCTACAAATCCAAGTAATTACAGCTGGACGAAGATAAAAGGCGATACTGGAAACGGCGTATCTGTAATTGCACAACATTACCTTGCTTCTTCAAGTTCATCAGGTGTGACAACATCCACATCAGGTTGGACGGAATCCGTGCAGACACCAACATCATCTAAAAGATATTTGTGGAATTATCAGACAACCACATACACGGACGGAACGAGTGTGAACACTACTCCACATGTTATCGGTGTATATGGAGAAAAAGGCGATGATGGCAAAGACGCGTCAGATATGACTCAGTTGGAAATCTTTAATAAATTAACCAACAACGGGGAAACACAGGGATTATATCTTTATGACAACAAGGTGTATCTGAATGCCTCGTATATTGACACCGGGTATCTGGCTGGATGGGAAGTTGGATATAGGAAGCTTTCAGCAAGTGGCACGTATGGAGAAGTAACGCTAGACGCTTCAGCTGGAGAGATCTATTCAGAGACGAATACGGGAATATATGTACCGGGGTACGGGACATTGTATGGAACGCGTATTAGAGGAATCAATCTTTATACAGGAACCGTACATGCAAGCTCAGCCTCGTTTAATAAAAGCGTTTCGGCAGACAGCGTTTCGGCATCAAAAAAAGTTACAGCAGGTACACATATAGAAGCCAGTGGCCATTTCTATAGCATCGGAACGGGAACAGACCTTGCAGATTTAAGTGTCCGAGGAACAAAGAAAAGAATCCTTCCAACAAAAAACTATGGTACGCAGGCATTTTATTGTTATGAAATGGCGTCCCCCATGTTCGGAGACATCGGAGAAGCATCCGTATCGGAAGACGGCACATGCCTGATAGACATAGATGATATATTCCAAGAATCTACCAATGTAAGGATTGAATATTATGTGTTTTTACAAAAGGAAGGAGATGGAGATTGTTGGGTAGATAAAAAAGAGCAGACATATTTCACTGTAAAAGGTACTCCGGGGCTTAAATTTGCATTTGAAATCAAAGCGCGGCAGGCTGACTATGAGCACATGCGTTTTGCCGATGCAAGTGAAACAGCTTACGATAGGGCAATAGACACAGACATGCCAGAGCCAGACTACAGTAAAAGTCTTGAAGTATCAGAGCCAGATTATGAAAAAGAACTTCTTAATAACAGGGAAAAAATTATTGACGAAATGGAGAAAATATCATGAAAAAAATTCTTACAAGTTTTATGAATCTTAGTACTGGAGAGGGAAGCCGTATTGCTTACACCTATTCTGAGGTAAACGAGGAAACAGGGGAAATTGTCAGCCAGAACAACAAAGGCAATTTCCTTGTACTGGATGACGATGTGCAGTCTCATCTTGATGCAGTCAAAAAATACATTCGAGACAAATATTTAGCATAAGGAGGAAACAGTCATGCCAAAATGGACAGATTACACGATAAAAGCGAACCCTGCGGACAAAGATGAGATGATGATTCTTGATACCGCAGGCAAGGCAAACAAGCGTCTTGGTTTGTCGGCGCTGTCAGATTGGATTATAGGAAAGATTGCAGACAAAGTATTTGAAAATTTGCAGACGCAAAATAAGACAATTCTGGGCGCACTTAATGAATTAAATAGTAAGACGTCCATCCAGTATATAAATAATGTACTTCCTGATTCATTGCGAACCGGCTTATACGCAGGTATATATGATGTCAGTAGTGAGAATGCCCCATCTGATTACGGAATGGTCATGTATCTTTCTTATACCTATGATACTAACAAGTGGTATACAGCCATTGCTTCAGCAACAAATAATGAGGGAGTGTTTGTATCAACCAAAACAAATGGTGCCGATTGGAACGGATGGCGTAAATTGTCTACGAATTAACTAAATAGTAACTCGCTAATCAAAATGAATCGTGTTACAGAATCACTCGATAATTATAAGACAACTGATTCAAGTCATTTATCAGGTGTATATCTTATTGACGGATACGATGTATTTAATGATGGATATAAAAAATGGGGGATTTTAATTTTATTCCAATATCTAAATACCCAGCTTATGATAATTGAAGGTGGTAATATTTACGCCCGTGATTGGTCAGGCGATCCATTACAATGGACTAAATGGAGAAAGTATACAAACTCCATGCTTTGATTTTCCTCTTCCCATTTAGTTTATTAAGAAACTTTGAAAATTTCATAAAAAATCTACCAATGGAGTGTGGAATCTGCACGCTACAGTCACCACAAATATGTTTCATGATTTCATGAAAGGAGTTGACGGAATTGGAAATTAAAGGCATTGGCGTATTTCTTGGACTCAATGTACTTCCAATTAATGGCATGGTGACTAGCGGCGTAGTCATCCTCTTCGTGGGGCTGTGAATTGAGATAATAGAAAGGAACAACACGATATGACAAACGAACAGAAAACAGTTCTCAGGAAGATTATTTATGCAGTCGAAACCGGTGGACAGGTTTACGGACAACAGGATTATTCGGACTTCACAGAAGCCTATGAGAACAATTCAGATGAACACGCAATCACAATTGGAGCAGGAGCGTGGTACGGAACCGAAGCTAAAACACTTCTGGAACGAATTTACGATGCCGACCCGGAACAGTGGGAGAAGATAGACAAGGTCAGACTTCTGGAACAAGTTCAGACCGCAAATTGGGAATGCTTTAACATTTCCAGAGTATCACAGCTTGCTAATACTATAGTTGCCCTTATTTCGTCCGATTTGGGTATTAAATGCCAAGATAGCCTTATGGATGAACAATTAGCCACCTACGCAGACGAAGCCCTTAAACAGGGCGTTACGGATACTAGAGCGCAAGCCATGTGCGTAAACTTTAGGCACCAAGGCGGACAAGGGGCAGTAACACGGATTCTGGCAAAGACTCAGAAACTATATACGCTCGACAACCTCTACGCAGCCTGCCAGACGGACATAGGGAATCAGGTGGGAGCATATAAAGACAGGCAGAGATTTGTTTATAATGCGCTGAAAACATATTTTCCAGAAAGTGAGGAGACAGACATGAAAGCAATTGATAAATTAATCCAGATCGCAAAGAACGAGGTTGGCTATCTCGAAAAGGCAAGCAATAGTCAGCTTGATAGCAAGACAGCAAATGCCGGAGAAAATAATTATACGAAATACTGGCGAGATATTAAGCCAGATTATCAAGGACAGCCATGGTGTGCTGCATTCGTTTCGTGGTGCATGATGAAAGCATTCGGATTAGACACAGCAAAGAAACTTTTGAAGCACTGGCCATACGTTTACTGCCCGACAATGGCAGATTTGTTTACTCTGAACAGCAATCCAAAAGTTGGGGATATTGTTATTTTTTATCGAAATGGCACATTTACACATACCGGAATCGTAATAAAAGTATCAGGAGATCGGTTCTGGACAGTCGAAGGAAACACTTCTGGTGGTTCTACAATTATCGCAAATGGTGGTGGTGTATGCCAGAAAAGTTACTACAACAGTAATCTTCCTGGAACAAAATTCTGCACTCCAAACTACAACTTAGTGAAGAATGCAACACCAGTTTCAGATTCAGATACGGCCAAAAAGCAGAGCACCAGAGCCTACATTGCGCAGATTAAAAAAGGCACAAAATGTTATACAAAATCAAACAAAAACAGCCCGTCAAAGCTGTTTCCGAAGTTAAAAAAAGGTGCAGTTGTAGAGGTAATGAAGTACACGGAAACCGACAGCTCAGGGCTGAAATGGTACTTCATCCGCATCCCGCATCCGACAGAAGGGTTTGTTTTTGAATTTGTTCCAAAAGGAACATTCACCAGAATTACAGAAATTTCTAAATGATTTTCCCGGGGAATTAACCCCGGGAGTTTTATCTTTAAACATATTTAGTATCATTTCGGAAGTTTTAGACTGTTATCGTTAGTCACACGTTAGTCACAAATAAAAATATTGTTTCCTAATATAATAGTGGCAAAAACACTGTATTTACAGGCATTGGCGCAATTTTCTAAATTCTATTTGTTTGTCACAATTAATAAAATTAGAATAATGAAAATGAAATGTGGGAAATCCTTGCAAAATCGCTGAAAACGTTGATTTTAATAGGGTTTCCGGCATTTCGATAACGATATTTCGGTTGTTTTAGAAAGATTAAAATAGGTTCCGTTAGTCACAGTTAGTCACAAATGGAACTTTTATCTTTTCTATTTCTGTTCGAAGTTCTTCCAGCGTCCTGTGACCGTACACTGCGTTCGTGACGTCTCCACCAAAGGAGTGGCCTAGCATTCGCTTTCGGTCATTCTCCCGGACACCGTATTTTTCGCATAAAGCAGAAAAGGTGTGTCGGCAGTCGTGCGGCGTGTGTTTCGGATTGCCGACTATTCCCAAACGTTCCAGTGTAGGATAGAATAATGCTTTTCTGTGGTGTTGCTGAGTATATACGCATAGTTTTCCATCTTGTGTCAGCACTTTCTGTTCAGCAAAACGGTATATAGCAGGGTGTATCGGAACAACTCTGTTTTTACCGGCTTTTGTTTTGATTCCACCTTGAAAATATTTCTCTTCCAGGTTGGTTGTAAGTTTTAACACTTCACCGATCCGCCAACCAGAATAGCACATAATAAGGATGAGCTGCACTTCTGGATCGTTGGCATTATCCCATAAAGTTTGTAGTTCCTGATCAGAAAATGGCGTTCCATGTTCGGTGTCATTATCAGCATTGACATGGACATATAACGCCTTATTTTCCGTTACAATTTCTGAGTATACGGCATATTTATACATCTGCTTAAATAGAGTCAGGATAGCCATCTGGCTTTGCTTTTTCAGTGTACAATCATCAATAACCTTTTGCATATCAGGAGCCTTTAAATCTTCGAATATGCGGTTGTGCAGAACGGTGCAATTTGTATAAGCTGTCCGATACGCTTCCTTTGAACTGTATGACAGTTTTGTCCCCTCCGGGAACTTCCACGCATAAAACTGTTTATATACCTCTGAGAACGTCAATTTCTTGATTTCCGGGTGTTTATCCTCTACGCCCTTGATTGTATTGTAGTCAGCAATCAAACGGCTTATAAGGGCATCTATGTCGGTCGTAGGAGATACCTCAAGAGTCCGTTCCATGCCAGGTTGGTACGTCCCAGCCTTGTATGCTGTCAGGACAGTGAAACCTTTTATCCAGTCATCTACGTAGCAGATCGCCGGTGGGCGTTTTAGCTTTCCATTATCGTCCAGTGTAGCTGGTGGATGCACTGCAAAGCAGTTTCTCCGGTTCTTGCCAAGATACCGGATAGAGCCAAAGTTATTCGGCAATTTTGGATATTTCTTTCTTTTCTTCGCCATTTTTATTCCTCTTTTCTTTATGTAACTGTTTTAGGTATAAAAATAACAGCCGAACAAATTTTCTGTCTTGTTCGACTGCTCCGAAGATGATACAATATGTTTTGCCAGAATACAGCATCTCTTCGGAGATGTATAAACGCCGTCCCGGTACGCCAATACCGGGGCGGCTTTTATTTTTTATTCTATTTCTTCAATATCGACTGAATATCCGAGAACTTCTCCGACAGTTGTGCATTTTCCTTTTAGTGTGACTGTATCGCCTTTTGCCATTGATGCGACTTTCGAACGCTGCTCATCATTTTTAATCTGGCATTGAACGCCGATTATCGCATATTCATCGTCAGGATAGAGGGAGATATATTTTCCAGATGAATCAATGTTCCCGAGTCTACCAGTGATTTCTAAGTACTGTCCTTTGTATTTATCAGATGCACCCATTGCATTACTGTCAAGATCAGACATCATATCATTGACCGATACGGATGTGTATTCAATTGGCGCAGGTGTATCAACTTCTTTTGCAGATTCTGTCTTTGCGGATGTGCCGGAAGAAGATGTGGTGCTTGAATCCGAATTTCCACCAACGGCACCAATAACACCAACGGCGACGACTGCTAAAACTACCCATTTAAGTTTTCCACTTTTTTTCTTGCTCATAGAATTGCTCCTCCTAATAGTTTTATTCGCCACGCTTCGCACTTTTTATGCGGATTATGTATTTTGTACCGCTGATTTTGCAATATTATGTAAAGTACGGTTATTCGTGGTATTTTTATTTTATCATTTTAAGAGCATATTGTAAAGATTTAGAACGAAATAGAGTGATTTAGATGAAAAAGAAATGTTTTTTTCTATAAAATAGTGAGAGTTCATGTATATCATTGGCAGTTGCCAAGAGTCGGAATAGATGGTATAATAGCAAAACGAACTAATGTTCGGTTCTATTTCCCACGACCGGACATATACTGTAGCGTAGATGGTAGTTGTGATAGGGAGGGTTATTATGGATTATAAGAAAGAGATTATTGAACTAATAGAAAATATACATAGCGAAAAATTTATGAAGTTTTTATACAACATGATTATTTCGTTCAAGAAACAATGGGGGTATTAAGAAAGCAGGGAATTAATCCCTGCCTTTTTTATGAAGAAATTCAATCATGTCGAAAACGCTTTTCTTATCAGATTCGCTTAATTCAATCAGCAACTTAACATGTTCAACGATGTTCGGATTTGACATCATCTTTGGAATAAAATCCGTGTTTGTTTCCAAATTCTCTTCCCATCCCATTAGGTAAGCGGGCGTTGTGCTAAGTGCTTTCGCTAACTTATCTATGTATTCAGCAGGAACTTTATCAATATCACCCTTTTCATATCTAAATATAGTTGATCTTGAAACTCCTAATTTCTCACCCAACTCATCAGCACTCATATTAAGCTGTTTTCTTCTTTTTTTCATTTGTTCACCAGTTTCCGACATTTTCCACACCTCCTTTCCTTGAAATTATAATACCACAAGTGATGCAAATATGCAACAAAAATAATTGCAAAAATGCGATTTTTAGTATTGACAAATGCGACTGCAAGAGGTAATATATAATCACAAAGTCGCAATAATGCTACTGGAAAGGAGGTAAAACTTGTGATTGTAAATATAGCAAGACTTAAAGGTAAAATTGTTGAGCATGGAAATACGCAAGAAGCTGTTGCAAGCGCAATTGGTATGGACAGAAGTACTTTTTACCGCAAGCTGAAAGACGGCGGCGAGAAGTTTACAATCGGTGAAATTCACGGAATTGTAAACGCAGTTCCTTTAAGTAGGGATGAAGCAATAGACATTTTTTTTACACAGCAGTCGCAATAATGCTACCGGAAAGGAGAATAAATGGATGCATTACAATTTAACAAAGCCGTCAGTCAACACTGCAAAGAATCTGGTGGAGACTGTTGCAAATGTGACCTACGGCTTTACTGTTACCTATCGCCCAGCGAGCGACCGGATGAGTTAGTGAGCCTGGTTATTGATTTTTTGCATAACCACATTGAAAACCATGATCATTATACCCATCACAGTGCGGCTTCATTTCCGTGTATTGATGATATGGACATGAGCACCGCAGTAGGTGGCGACCGCTATCAGAAACCTCATACTCTTCATAAACAGTCACGTGTTTGTGAATCTTGTGGCAATGATACAGCCGTGTAATTGTTTCAACCATATAATCCCCCTTTCGTTATACTCGGCATGTCGGTGCCTGTAAATGCATTATAGGTAGAGGGGAAAGGAAATACAATAGGTTGAATAAAAATCGTATTAAGAGATAAAAGCAAAGTAAGGAGGTAAAAAATATGAAACGCCATCCGATTATGGAATATGTGATTCCAGCAATTGTAGCAAGTGTGACAACAGTTTTAATCCGTTTAGTGCTAGGGTGGTAAGAATTGAAGCAATAATGAAAGGAGTAAATATATGAGCGAAGTTGATGCTTACATCAAGGAAAATACAAGGAGGAAAACCAATCAATGAAAAAATTCGAACTGACAGCAGAGTCAAAAATCAACATCTTTGGAAAGAAGCTTTTCCGTATCAAGGCGCTTATATCATTTGGAGATGTAGAAGAGGGAGAAACTGGTGGGTGGATTGAGAAAGAGGAAAACCTTGAACAGTCCTCCGGCGATGCATGGGTCTACGGCGATGCAGAGGTCTACGGCAATGCAAGGGTCTCCGGCAATGCATGGGTCTCCGGCAATGCAAGGGTCTCCGGCGATGCAGAGGTCTCCGGCAATGCATGGGTCTACGGCAATGCAGAGGTCTACGGCAATGCAAGGGTCTCCGGCAATGCAGAGGTCTACGGCAATGCAGACTATACAACCATTCATGGTTTCGGCACTCAGTTCCGTACAACTACATTCTTTCAGTGCGAAGATAAGCAGATCAGAGTATCTTGCGGTTGTTTCTTAGGAACAATTCCAGAGTTCCGCGAACAGGTAAAAAATACCAGAGAGGGCAAAATTGCGGAAGAGTACCTTATGATTGCCGACCTGATGGAAAAGCATTTTGTAAAAGAAAAAGAAAGTGGTGAATAATTATGACCCCAGAAGAAGTAAACCTTTACGTCAAAGAAAATGCAGAAGTTCATCAGTTCGCTGCAGAGGTTGCAAGAATCATATCAGGCATTCCACAGATGCCGGAATTCTCGTCAGAAATTCTGACCGTAGCCGACGCGAGCCAATTGATCGGACTTCCTGTAACAGCAATCCGGGCAGGGATTGTGTACGGATGGTTGCCAATTGGAGTGGCTGTGCAGAATAACAAGCCAGCAAAAAGCCTTTCCGGTGGACGAATTACATACATCATAAGCCCTAGGAAAGTCTATGAAGTGACTGGACATGTCTGGAAAGGTAAGGCTGCTCTTAATAAGTGAGTGCCCCGGAGGGAGATTGGGCCTCCGCCCCGGAGCTTTGCACCACTAAAACACCTTAGTGGATAGATACATTATAGTTCTCTATCTGCTAATTGTAAAGACAAATAAGAAAAAATAAGGAGAAATTAGCACGATATGAGTGAAATTAGAAACGAAAATCAGCCAACATGGACTGACATCGAAGTAGCACTTGCGACTGAAATTGTCGAAGAAAGTAAGAAAAAGTCAAAAAGATGGTTCACTGCATGGATTGTGACAGTCGCCGCACTGGTAGCGAGCAACCTTGCGTGGATTCTGGGAGAAATGAAATAAAATGAAAGAGTATATGCTAATTGCTGTTTGTATGCTTGCCGGGAAATATGTGGATATACCTATCTGGCTGAACATCTTTTTCGGTATCTCGGCAGCATGGGCGGTACGCCAGATGAAAGCAGACTGGCAGTAGGAAATAAGGAGGATAAGAAGATGTTCGAGAAAGAGATTGATGAAATATATGGATTATGCAAAAGAGTTGTGAACGAAGTTCCGACAGCAAGTGTCACATTCAGTTATTCAATTTATGACATGCACGTATGTGGACTCAAAAGGAAGGAAAATGTTAATCTTCCCGAAGACGTGTTTAAGTGGGATTTGTACCAAAGCGTATCTTTTAACCCATTTTATGAGAATGCAAGTCGCGAAAGTCTCAGAATAATCAAAGCTTTCTTGTTGGAACTTCTGATAGATGGGAAGTGTCCAAATGAGTAAGCAGATAGCAATTATGAAACTTCTTCCCAGTCTGGAGATAGCAGGATGCATTAATGAACTGCTCAGAGAGCTTCAATCCAGAGGTGATTACATTCTGGATTATGAGAACTGTGACATGTCTCTGGACCATGTGGAGTACCACAAGGCTGAAGATATCGACGGAGAGAAGTTCGGGGACGCTTCAGACAACCTGTACTGCTTTTTCAAGGCGGTGTGAACATGGATGAGAGGATTAATGAGGTTCTGAGATTGATTGATATACAGCTTGCCACAGTCCCAGATAACCCTATTGAAGAATCATACAAGGCAAGGACATTGGCGAGCTACGTACAGGCCTTAAATGGGCTTTTAACGGCTCAGAAATCTTACAAGGAGGGGAATACATAATGTAAGTAAGAAAAGAAAGGGATTATAACATTTGTCAAAAAAGTGGGCGTATTAATCAAGCGTGTATGAGATATGGCGTTGGTAAAACAACTATGAGAAATATTGCTAAAGAAGCAGAGGCAGAGATAAAAATAGGAAAGTGCTATTTGATAAATTTCTCAAAAGTAGATGCTTATATTGATTCTTTATCTGGAGTTTGTGAGGAGGAAAATATCAGTGAGTGATTTTGAAATCCGTATTCCAGCAAGGAAGAAGCAGCCGGCAACCGATAAGGATAACCCTGTAGTAAAAGTATCACCGGAAGCATATAACGCACTGGTTGAAATCTATAACGAATCAACCATTTCTATGAAAGATATCGCAAGTTTGCTGATCGTTGAGGGCAGCAAGCATGTAGTTTATGACAAGGAGGAATAATATTGGAAAATCTTGAATTATATAACCATGTTAGAGAAGTTCCGAAAGATGCTCAGAAGCCGATTGCAGCAGGACGTTTAAAAGGTTTTACAGATATTAACCCTATGTGGCGAATTAAATGTTTGACAGAGCAGTTCGGACCTTGTGGAATCGGATGGTATTACAAGACTGTTGATAAATGGACGGAAACCATAAATGATGAGACATGCGCTTTTGTGATGATCGAACTATATGTTTTTTACGAAAGTAAATGGTCGCAGCCGATTTCCGGAACTGGAGGAAGTAAACTAGCAACAAAAGAAAGAAGCGGAATTTACGTGTCTGACGAATGTTATAAGATGGCCACAACGGATGCGTTGTCAGTAGCTTGTAAAAATCTCGGCATTGGAGCAGATATTTACTGGAAAGAAAGCAAGACTAAATATGATTGCTCGAGTACCAGTGAGAATTTGTCTGGTAAAAAAGCGGAGCCGGCAAAAGAAACCGAGATGATTAGTTCCGAGACTACTATGTCTGTCTCTTATACACATCTCCGAGCCCACGAGACTAGGCATGATC